TTACGGCACCCGCACGCTGCCCTTTGCTCATCGCTCTTGCTTTTGCAATAGGCACGCATTTTGGATAATTTTTTCTTTTTTCTCCACCACTTCTTCCACACTTCGGGTATGAGCCATCCGATTTTTTGTTTGCAATATCGACCCAGTTCTCTTTCACCCATGATCTTAAACCACCTTTTGAAAAATGCGTTCGCATTAAGAATTCTTTCCGTAAGCTTTGCCTTTACCTTTCATTGCTAACTTACAACCTTTTGCAGATCCACCTTTTTTAAGACCACCTCTAATTCTATTAGCTTGATCAAAACCAGGAAATTTAGATGCGTCTACCTCTGGGTTTCTTAATAAATCTCTTTTAGCTTTATAAGCTTGATTTTCTAATTCAAACTCTTTGACTTTTTTCTTGTTTCTTGCAATTCTTTCAGAAATCTCTTTTGATTTCATTTTCTTTTCACTAGCCATTATACTTGTCCTCCTTTTAAATATCTCATTCTAGTCATGTCCATCATTCCACCACCCATAGCTTTTTTTCTTTTCTTCTTGCCACCTGGTGTGACTTTACCTGAACATACAGCTGACGCATACATGTTAGCATATGCAGACGGGTAAATTTTAAATTTACGTTTTGCTGCTGCCTTTCCTTTTGGACAAAGTTTTGCCATTATCCTCTACCTCTTAATTTTTTAAAATCAGGAGCATCAATTTTTTTAGGATTGCCTGCTAATTTTGCTATCTTCATTTGTTTAGGTGATAATGTTTTCTTTGGACCAAAAGTTTCTTTTATTTTTTCAATGTTTGATTTTCTTTTTGTTCCACTACCAAATTTAAGACCCATTCTTCCGCCGTCTTTTTTGTTTTTTCTTAAAATCTTATCTGTTTTTTGTAATGATTTAGAACCTGCTTTTCTAAGAGCTTCTTTTAAAGAAGGGTCAACTGAACCTGCTTTTGTAACATACTGGTCAGTTACGTTTGTAATTTTTTTTATAGTCTCTTGATTCTTTTTTAAATTACCAACATTAGGTGAAACTGATTTAACAGTATCAAATATTTTTTTACCTGCTTTTACAAAACTAAATATGCTCATTATTTTTTTCCTCCGCCGTTTCTAAAAATTTGTGTACCCTTTATACCATAAATGCTCGCCACGACAAGGATCCATAAATTTGTAAACCATGACGGGAGCTGCGAGAACATTTCAAAAAACAATTTTACCTTGTCCATCGCTGTTGGATCGTCCGATACGACTGCCCAAGCAAGCACCAACACGGGCAAACTTAAAATTATGAGCACCGCCTCGTCTTTCCAGTCCGATTGTCGGGCTTCTAAAAGTTTTCCTTGGTATTGTTCTTCACCCTGGGCCATCTTAGTAGCATGCATCAGCTGTGCATCTGACATGGCCATCTTAGTTCGCTGCTTGTTAGCGTAAATTTTACTTCCAGCAGAAACGGCTAGTTTAATTGCCGATAACCACATGTTAGTACCCTTTAGAGTTTCTTCTTTTTTCTGCTAACATTCTTTTTTGACCTGGAACTGGCATTTCAGGTTTTCCTGTAGCAATATAGTTAAAAGCACCGTCAGCTGTGGTCTTAGATCTAGGATCTACCTCAACACTTTGCTCTGGCACGTTTACTATTTTTTGTTTTTTATAGTTCATCATAGCTTTTTGCTCCTTTTATTAGTTTTCATCTATCATAACTTGTGCGTTTTGTACACCAGTCTTTGCAAGACTCACTCCAGCACGTAATTTAGCTAAATCTTCGTTTTGTTCCATCTTATCTTCTGCAATTTCTTGAGTTTGCATTAATTTTGCTCTTGCAAGATCTTCATCTGCTTTGTCAGCAGCTTTTTTACGTTCATTTTCCATTGCACGAAGGTCAACTTCTCTAGATTTTAGTTTTAAAAGAGGATCAGAATCAAATTGTGACGTAATTTTCTTTTCTTCGTTCATAAATTCCTCTGTCATCTCTGCAATTAAGATAGCTTTTCTAGATTCTACCTGATTTGTAAGAGATTGAAGCTGTTGTTGCATCATTGGGTCTGTTGCTGCCATCTGTTGCATCTGCATCATCTGTTGTAACTGCTCTCTAAACTCTAATTGTACCTGTTCTTGAGCCATAATTGAAATATGTTCTAGTATATTTTTTTGTATTGCAGCCATAACTGCCGGATTATTTCTAACCATGTTAGTTGACATAAAATTTAAGTGCGCTGTGATGTGTGCTCTATGATCTTGACCAGGAAATGCTTGAAAAGGTTTACCACCTAATGCATTTATGTGTTCTAAACTTGGATCCATCGGCGCTGTTGGCGCTGGTGGAGGTAAAACTGCATCAACATTTTTTACACCAATTGCTTCATACATAGTTCTATAAATTTGATACATGTTATGTAATTGTGGATTGCTTGTTGCGATCTGTAATTGTGTTTGTGCTAGTGTAATTCTTTGAGACATAGAAAATATATTAGGATCTGCAACTGGTACAACATCTATTCTATCGTCAAAGTCTGTTTGTTTAACATTTCTTGCGCCACCCACGACATCATAAGGATAATCTGGTGGTAGATATTGCGATACTACTTTGGATAATAATTTAAACTCATCTTTCATAGCTGCATAACATCTTTTGTGTATTGCAGACATAACTCTTGAACCACGTTCTAGTAATGCAACTGTAGTTCCAACTGCAGCTGCTTGATTGCCATCACCCACTTGCATATCAGCAATAGCCGCGAATCTTTGACCAGCGGATACTACAACACCTAGTAAGTTTAATAATGTTGGTGAAGGTTCTTTGTATGGTAATGGAAAGAATGCATCTCTTAAATTACCACCTGGTGCATCTACATCTTTAAATTCACCTGGTTGTATTGGTGATGCTTCATCTCTAACTCTAACGCCTCTTTGTTTAAATCCTGCAGGTAAGTTTGATAAAGTTCCTGCGTCTAACAATTGACGGAGAGCCGACGTTGCCGTACGACTCAATCCGCCAATCATGTGAATGAGTCCAAAGCCATAAAATCCAAGTCCTGGCAGAAATTTGAAATGGACGAAATATTGGATCTTATTTTTCTTTAGATCATCGGGCGCATAGTTTCTCCGTATGGAGAGTACTACTCGGCTGCCTTCTTCTACAGTTACTATGTAGGGCAATTTTATTCCTGTTGGCTCGTTTTGAGCATCAACTTCTTCGAAACCTTCTAAGTCTAAATTTACATGACACTCTAACAGAGTGTACATTGTATCTTGTTTACCAACTTTTTTAGTTCCGTCTAATTCTTTTTCTTTTTTCTCTACAGAGTTTTGTTCAACATTTCCTGGAGGAGATAAATCTATATCTCTATAAAAACCATTGACCTGTTGTTTTCTTAATTCATTCTCTGACATTTTAATAACATGAATTATCGATTCCGCATCATCTAATGAGGTAGCTGTATACGGAACGACTAATTCATCCGCTGGTACAAACTTTGATACTACTCTTCCCATTGGGACATCGTAATATACTTTTTTAAAAGTTGATCCAGCTAATGGTAAATGAAATAACATAGCATCAAACTCTGCTTCGTATTCTTTCATTTGATCCATAATAAGATAATTCATGTAATCTTTTACACGAGTTGCCTGCATCTCTGTTTGAGGATTTTTGATACCTATAACTTGTGTTCTTACAGGTCCGTCTGCAGGTAATAATTCTTTGTAAGCTTGTGCTTGAAACTGAGTAACAGCTTCTGCTAACACTGGGTGTGTTGCACCTGAAGCTCCTTGAAAAGGTTCTGTTCTGTTTTCGTATTTAAATCCTAAAAGATCTAATCCAGTTGTATAAGATTGTTCCCAATCTTTTCTTGAAGCTTTGTAGTCCATGTAATTTTGCACCATGTCATTACCAACTGGTTCTAAAACATCGTCTGGTAAAAGATCTGCTAAATTATCAAAATGCGCTTCTGTGCCTGGTATGTTAATTGCACCAGGTTCATAATCAATAGTTGCGCCGCCATCCTCTTCTGGAATGACTTCAACCGGTTCTTTTAAATCTTGTCCTTCTTGATCCTGAACAGCAACTTCTTGGATTTCTTCTGCTGAAGGAATCTCTTCTTGTTTTCTAGTGTTCGGGAGTCCTTTGTCTATTTCTGCCATGTATTACTCCTAATAGTTTCTAGCACGTTTCATTAATGATAGCAACCCTTGTGGATTAGGGCCTCTTTCTGGTGGTGGGCCTGATGCTACGCCACCGCTTGATAGACTATTAAATGCTCTTGGCATTGTTAAATCTATATTTAAAGGTTGTTGTCCTACCTCTTCAAAATCATCTGTCATTTGTGCTAAATCTTTTGCTCGCTCTTGTGCAGCAAATTCTGGATCTACTCTTCTTCTTGCATTGTTAAGTGCTACTTCTGCGTCTCCAGAATCAAACGCCATAGCTTTGTCTAGAAAATTTAATTGTAAACCTTGATCATCAGCTTGACCAATTGCATTCTTAACAGCGTTAACACCAAATCCAACACCTAAAGGTCTAATAACTTTACCAGCTATTTTTGCTCCTTTACCTATGCCTCCAATTATTTTTTGCATACCTGTTAATTCACGTTTGCCTATAGGTGTTATATTAACATTTGGATTAATACCAGCTGTCTTAAAAAGATCAGGATTTTCTTTAACATAACTTTTAAAATTAGAACTTAAATCAGCTTGAGTTTGAATAGCTTTATTCATTTCATTTTTTATATTTAGTTTTTGAAATTCTTTTACACCATATTTAAAATTAGTTGCGTCATCACTAACCTTACCAATGTTAAGTTTTAAGTCTCTTGTTATTTTTTCTACAGCTTTCTTTTTAGTTAAATTTTTACTTTCTATTGCTTTTTCATATTGTAGTGATAACGAATCTTTAAAGCCGTTATTAAGATCAGCTTCTAAAATATTTACTCTAGTTAATTGATCTGTAGTTGCATTAAAAACTTTATTTAATGTTGATTTAGATAATGGATGATCTAACTCAAAATTAATTTTTGGATATCTTTTATTAATAGCATTTCTTAATTGTCTGTACTCATTTAAGTTTTTTTTAATAGCTAAAAATTTTTTAGGGTTATAAGTTGGATTTGGATTTGTTTTAGTTGGTTTACGACCAAACGCATCAAAAAATATGTTATCTATTCTATTTCTATCATATGTAATTAATTTAGATTTCCACAGTTTAGTTAAAGCATTATCAGAAAATTTTGATTTATCTTTTGTTTCTATTCCTAATGCAGTTTTAGAATCAACCATTCTTTTTTTATAAATATTTGTTTGCAAACGTTTTGCTTTATCTTTCAATGTTGCCATTGAAATTTTATTTTCTTTTGCAAAAGCTTTTGGATCAAAAAATTTTTTCTTATTTGTTTCTTCTAATAATTTTATTTGAATAGCTTGTTCTTTTGGAATTCTTTTTTCAACTCTAGATCTGCTTCTTGATTCTTTTTCTGGTAAAACAGAGCCAAACTCTGTTAATTCTGTTTTTATTTTGTTTCTAAAATTTCTATTTTTTTCACCCATCATTGATGAGTAATCTTCAAAACCTAAAGTCTTTGCTGCTTTGTTTAATTCTTTTTTGCCAAATTTATCGTAATCAGCTTGTAATGCTTTTAATCTAACAACATCGCCGCCTGCATCAAACTCAATTCGTCCACCATCAGCTCGTGGGTTACGTTTCATAAATGAATTGATTGCATCTATTTCTATAACATCTTTTCTAGGATCTGGATTAAC